CCATCAAGTCCGTGAAGCGGTCGTATCGGGCCGGTGGCACGTCCTACGACGCGGCTGCATCCGCTCTTGGCGGCTTTGCCTCACAGGCACAAGACAAGACGTTCATGCGCGGCGTGGGCGACCTGATCGGGCTGGTGAAGAACGTCGTGGCCGAACCCGACATCAAGGACAACCGCAAGGCGCTTCAATTCCTCGCCGGGAGAACAGCGATGGTCATCCCGAACATCATCAAGCAACCCATCCGCGAGATGGACCCGCAGTTCCGCGAGCGTTCCACCGGGTTCATGGAGGAGATGCTGTATCAAGCGGCACCGTTCGGCCAGAAAGCGGCGAAAACCGATCCTTACGGCCAGCAACTCAGCAAGCCGGGGACAATGGCCAGCCGTCCGATTGATGTCACCGACACTGGCACCAACGCCGTCAACCCGATTGACAAGATGCTCATCAAGTGGGCGGATTCCGGCAACTGGTCGAAGGCGCAAGACCCCGGCGACCGCAAGCCGTGGTTCCCATCACCGATCAACAACGCCGAGTTCAAGCACGCGAAGACCGGGCAAAACGTCAAGATGAACGCCGACCAACTGGCGGAATTCCGCGAACTTGCCGGAAAACGTGCCGTAGCCTTGCTAAAGCTCAAGAAGTTGAATATAGATAACCCAACCGCACGGGACATCGAGATTGTGAAGAAGACGATTTCGGAAGCCCGCAGCGACATGAAGCAACGCTTGGCCTACAAATTCAGCAAGTAACCACGACAAAACATCGACATGAAACGCCGCAATTTCTTCCAATCTATCGCCGGACTTTTCGCGCTTCCGTTCGTTCCAAAGGCGGAGGCGAAAACGGACAATCGACCAGTCACAGAGGCGCTCGCAGATCATCTTGCGAAAAAACCGCACACGTTGACCGCTCAGGGAAGAAAGCCAGCGACGGAATGGTGGGAATACAAGAACAGCGGTGGCGTTATTATCCACAAATCAGACCCCGGAAAGATTGAAGGATCATTCGTGGTTCCAATCGCCTACTTTTGAATCCAACCCGACACAACATCAAGCCCATGAAGCGAGTCACCATCCGTCAATTCATCGACCTCAACAAGTTCTTCGTCCGTGAGTCCTATTCCTACGCTGGCGGGTTCTGGCCGCAGCCATGGAATTGGACCAAGGCGTATTTCCGCTTCATGTATTTCAGCCTAACCGACCCTTACCCAATCGACCCATGAACCAAGACCAAGTTTCTCGCACTCTCGAACCCGCACCCGGCGAAGAGCAGACCTTTGACGACGGCATCAGCCCACTCATGCCATTTCCGACCTCCTACGTCCTCAACCGGGACCAAGAAAAGGAACTGGTCGATCACGCGATGAAGCGGCTGGCCGAACTCGAAAGCGAAACCGGCCGCGACCTTTGCGAAGGCGGCAACTGGTGGAACGCCGAGGGAATCACCCCACGCGACCCGCAAGGGACCGACGGACCGGAACAAACGTGGATGGGCAAGCGCCTACTCTACGACAAGACTTTCAAGAACGAGATGGAGTGGCGTCCCCGGCTACTTGGCGGGATCTTCGCGGAGTCCAACTTGATCGTTCCCGCCGCCCGCCGCATCTGCCGCCAGATGATCGCCCGCGCCGTGAACTACTTCTTCGGCACCGCGCCATGGTTCTCGCTCTACCCCGTCGGCTCGCTCGACAAGGCCCGCGCCGACAAGGGCGACCGATACACCCGCTGGAAGATGGACCGCGCCAAGCTCCAACGGGCATTGGAACAGGGTGTTGAACGCGCATTCATCATCGGTGAGGCCGTGGAGAAAACCGCATGGGCGCAGCGGGAGCAGATTTACAAGACCACGGCGACGGTGTTGGTTGACGCTGCCGGGATGGACATCCTGGGGGCTGACGGTGATTACATCCTCGAAAGCGACTTGTGGATTCAGGACGGCACCGAGGATCCGGCCACCGGGCAAATGGTGATGTCAGAACTCATGGTTCTCAAGCGCGACGGCAAGACCCCACAGCCCGAGGCGATGATTTGGCAGGAAAAGCTCATCACCCGCCGCATCACCCACTACAAAGGCCCGGAGGCGAAAGTCATTCACTTCATGGACTTCCTTTGTCCGCTGGAGTCACCGACCATCCAAGAGGCTGATTGCGTCGTCCACCTCTACGACATGCCGTTGATGACGCTGGCCGACCAGTGGAAGGCTTCCGCGGCGGCGAGCGAAACCGCCGAACAGCGGGTTGAGTCCACGCGCAAGGCCACAGAACTGCTTCGCAGGTTGTCAGCCGGCACTGGCGACCGCAACACCAGCGGTCAGAACTCCGACGCCGTGGACAACGCCACGAATTCAAGCACCCGCAGCAGTAACTCGCAGAACATCGTCAAGGTGGCGGAATTCAACGTCACCTACGACATCGACGGGCAGGGACTTCGCAACATCACGTTGATTGTGGATCGCGAGAGTCGCACGCCGATCTTCTACGACTACGACGCGAACATCACCGCCGACGGACTGCGGCCGTATTCTCCAATCCGAGTCAACGAGGTTCCGGGGCGGTGGTATGGTATGGGAGCCATGGAAATGATGAACCCCAGCCAGCAGATCATTGATTTATGGATGAACCGGAAGAACTTCGCGGTTTCCGGGTCCGGCCGCGTGACTTTCTGGAGTCCGCACAACACCAAGGAGGGGCAGTCCAATTCAAACCTCGAAATGGGATTTGGCGGGACATACACTCCGCTTGCCGGGAAGAAGGGTGATGACATCCTTGAGGTGAAATACCTTGAGGACAACATCGGGGATCAACTCATGGAACTCATCGAGTTTGTCATGCAACTGATGATGAACGAGAGCGGCATTGCCAATGCCAACGACGGCAACGTGGCGGGGATGGACTCAACGAAGCTCGCCACCGGGATCCGCAACATCGAGAAATCGGGACAAGAACTGTTCTCGCTGTTCCTTGGACATCTTGAACCGGGTATCACCGACACCCTGAGCAAGATGGTGAAGCTCACATTCAGCCGATTGGACGAGATCGAAGTCTATCGCTACTTCGAGACTGGAGAAGCAGGCGGCGAGGGTGCGGAAGGGGTCGTTGAAATCAACCCCGGCGACATCTCACAACTCGAAATCGATGTGCAGATCCTGATGACACGCAGCCGCGGAGAGCAGATCCTTGAAAGCTCTCTTCGGGCGTGGGAGACGGTGGAGAAATACTTTGACCCAACCAAGGGACCGGAGTTTCAAGAGCGTGTTGCACCAATGGCCGTTGACATCCTCAAGGCATTGCAGATTCAGGATGCCAAGGACATCATTCGCCCGCTCACAATGCCGATGCCGGGTGCTGCTCCCGCTGGTCCGCTCGACGCGCAGGGGATGGTTCAAGCCGCTGCACCAAAGCCGCGCCAGGCTACCCCAAACCTCTGACCTCGACAAAACATCATGTCCGAACCAAAGCAGCGCCCCGCAGAGCAGCAACGTGAAATCGACAGCGCCATTGACGCGATCCGAATCATCGACAACCTCGTCGCCAACGAGGACTTCAAGAAGTTCATGGCGCAGCACACGGCACGGGCGGACGCCTTGGCCGATGACATCCTGCACACCGCCACGCTGAAACCGGAAGAGCGCGAGGCACTGAGAAACCGCCGCCTCGGGCTTTTGGAAGTCCTCATGTCACCGCAGGAAATCAAGAACTCGCAAACGAGGGTTCTTGCGAAGCACGGGATCAAGGGATGACCGGCTCTTCAAGAACACAGATCGTCTTTTCCAGCAACTCGCCAACGGTGACGGCTGGCGCTCCGCCGATTGAGAATTGACCGGCGTAAAGCCCCTGCCGCCATGAAAGAACGAAGTCCTCTTCGGTGCCGGCCACAAGCTGCGGCTGCTTCGGGATTTGCAGCGTGACGGAAATCCCGGTTTCGGCGGGAATGGTAATGGATACATCTTCCGAATACGTCGCCCCTGGAATTGTGACCCCGTGGTCGTGTGCTCCGCCAGAAAAGGAAACCTCAACATTGTGAACATGATCCAACCCAGTTATCCCGGTGCTTGCACCAAAACCATTATTAAGGGAATGGGCGTGCGCGGGATCTCCAGCCTCAGTGGTTAACCCGCCTAATGTCGGTTCCCAAGTGCCAGAACCAACAAGATATGGACCTTCTGATTCAAAATTATCGGCGTGTGAATGTCCACCGTCGCCAGAATCCGTCGATCCCGTCATGTCCGGAAGCGTGATGGAAACGTCCACCGTCCGCTCTGGAATATCAATGGTCGTGCTGATTTCATCCGTTCCCTCCGGTGTCTCTAACTTGAGATGCTTGATTGTCAAATCAAGATTCCCGCCGTTCGTGCGGAATTTCAGTTCCCCGCCAGCGTCTCGAATGAGGATCGACGCGAACGAATCAATCGCGTCTTGCGACAAGCCTTTGGTCTTGTAGATCCCGGTCGGCTGGTCGTAGTGGTGGAAAATATCATGCTCGCCAGCCTCCTTGAGAAACATCGGCAGATCGACAAAGTGGTCGATGTGACTTCCTTCGTGCTTCGTTGGTTTCATCACAAGCTTTTTGCCGTCTTCAACGAACGCCGCGAGTTCGTAGATCATCGTTCCAACCGCGCCGTCCGCTTGTGATCCGACAGGGTGCGGGATGTAGTGGCTGCTTTTCTTGCCGGTATCGACAACCACGATTTCCACGGCCTCGATTGATTCCGATTCCGCACCAATCGCTCCAGTCTTCAACACCTCGACCTTCACGGCGATGGACTTGCCGGATGAAACCTCATGCTCCTTGAGGGTGATCCCGTCGTCCTCGAAAATACCCTCTGGTATGTGCTGCTCCACGGCGTTTGCATCCGTCGTGATCCGCTCGCAGACGACTCCAGGCGACACCGTGGCCAGATACTTGGACTCCCGGCGCCTCACTTTGACATCGAACGGCGGAAACTTCGGTTCCTCGCCAAGCCCACGGTCGATGCAAAGCACTTCGAGGTTGCGGTAGTCGCCCAAGAGCCGCTCTTTCGACACAATGTCTGAGGTCTTGAACTGGCCGATGAATCGCTCCAGGTTCTCGATTCTCCTGCGCAGCGCGACTTCACCGTGACCGCCCATGCCGGGTATAAGGCTATTTGACATGCCGGAAGTATCGCTAAACGCACAAAAATTGCAAAAACAAAAGATTTGCAGAAGCAAATAGTTGACAACAGCACAAAAGTTGCGTTTACTTCGCGCATGGCCAACGAAAATCAGGCGCAAGCCGATGCCGACAACCAAACGACGGTCGCAGATCCTTTGGATACTGCGAACTCCCAAGATGGGACGAATCAAGCATTCGACCAGTTCTCAGAAGAGGTGCAAGCCGCTCTGAGCAAGCCACCAGTCACAAAGGATCAGGAGTCCGACGAGCAGGGTGATGAACCCGCTTACGACGACGACGGAACCCAAGACGAACCGGAGGAAGTCGAAGAGCAAACCGAGCAAGATCCAGAAGAGGACACCGAAGAGCAGGAACCAGAACCCGGGGCGAAAGCCAAGGACCGATTCCGCTTCAAGGATCCACTTGACCAGAAAGTCGCCGCCGTGGCCAAAGCCATGGGGGTATCACTGGTCGAAGCCGCGAAGATTGTCGAGGGTCAGACCGCGACAAAACATCAAGGCGAGGATCAGAATCAGGAAGCCGTCGAAACCTCGGCAGCGGTCACGGACGAAATCAAAGGACTCCAAGCCCAGAAGCGTGAAAAGCTCGCGGCCTTGGAATTTGAGGAAGCCGCCGACCTTGACGACCAGATCGAGGCGCTTCGCGACAAGCGGGAAAACCTCAAAATCGCTGAAGTCCAGGAGAAAACCCGGACCCAGGCCGAAGCAGAGCGCAAATTCTACGCCGACTATGCGAAGAGCGAGGACAAGACCGTCGCCCTTTACCCGGATGCGGGAAAGCCTGACAGCCAAATGGCAAAGGAGATGATCCGACTTGAAGCAGAGATGCAGGAGTTGGGTGATCCACTTTATTTTTCGGCTGACAAGCCCTTCATTCTGGCCAAGGAAGCCGCGAAAAACCTCGGAATCCCGATGAAAAAGCCCGGAACCGCTCCGGTGAAGAAAACCGTGCAACATCGTCCCATTCAACCCGCTGGCGGCAACGCCCGCACAACCACCACCGATCCCGCAAAACGGACTTCGGATGTGATTGCTGGTTTGAAAACGACGGACGACTTCGAAGAACTCGTAGCCGGATTTCGTTGATAGCCGACAGCTCGGACGGTCCATAGGCGGATGATTGGTGGGTTTCCCATCCTCGACAAAACATCGAGGGAACAACCCCAACCAACCAACTACCACCATGGCCAATCAAGATATTGCTCCCGCCACTACCGGGACCACCCTATACGCGCAAGATACCGCCTCTCTCCGCCAGCTTTGGCATAAGGGCGCTCTCATCGGGGAGGAAGAAGAAGACTTCCTCCAGCAGTTCGAAGGCGCTTCCGAGCGTTCTCCCGTCTGGACCATCAATGACACCTCCAAGGGTCAGGGCCAGAAAATGACCTTCACCACGACCTCCGGGTACTACGGCGAAGGCAAATACGGGGAAGGACTCTTCGAAGGACCGTCCGACTACGAAACCGACGACATCAGTTCCTACAACCTCACGGTTGATTTCGTCCGCAACGCCGCTTCCCGCTCGGTTCGCGCCGACGAGTTGATGGGCCTGCGTGATGAACTCGGATCGATGGTCCCCATCAAGCTCGGCAAGTGGCTCGGCCGCACCAAGAAAGACCAGATCATGGGTCTTTCCGTGCTGACCCTGCCCAACGAAAACCGGATTTATGCCGGTGGCCGCACTTTCGACACCCTCGGATCCGCCGACGTTCTTTCGTGGGACGACGTGATTACCGCCGGTGCCGCGATGAAGCCGCTTGGCGGAATGCCGTTCCGCATGGGCAAGAGCGGGCTGAACGCGATTTCCTCGCAACTGTTCATCCCGTCCGAAACCGCTGCCTTGTCGCTCCGCTTGGATTCGTCCTACCAGACGCTCCTGAGCAACGCCGACAACCGCGGGGCCGGTAACGTCTTGTTCAAAGGCGGTTATCCGAACATCGACGGTCATACCATCGCCCCGCACAATGCGCTCAACCACGCCGGCAAAGGACCAGTTGGTTCGTTCCTGGCACCGGAAGCGTTCTTGGGTGTTGCGATCACCGGCAACGCCGACGCGGCCCGCACGATCACGGGCGGCGGATCGGACAACGCCGACAACAGCCTGACCGGAGCGGGCAAACCGCTTTGGTTCAAGTATTTCGGCGGTCACGACTACCGTTTCGTTGACACCGGCGTTCTCGATGTCAGTGCCGCCACCGTCGGCAACGTCGCCGGTCCATACTACGCGATCATCTACAACACCACCGGCACCAACGCCGGGAAGTGGGGTTTCGTGAAGTACACCACGGGCAACGACGGCAACAAGATCGTCATCACCGAGTTCCTGACCGGCCAAGCTGGCGGCACCTATCGCAAGGGTACCGTTGGAAGCGTCACCTGGAGCGGAACAATCAACACCGAAGTCTGGGATTCCGGCGCACTCATCATCCCGGCCAACGCCAAGGGTGTTCCGATTGGTCACACCATGGTCCTCGGCGCGGGCGGCATCGTTCGCGGCTACGGCATGTGGAGAGCCAAGCGCACTCAGGAAACCGACAACGGTGACTTCCTCAAGCGCACCTACATCACCAGCGTGTTCGGCCAATCGCTCCGCAAGGACCGCAAGGACCGCGTGCCTGCCGTGATGCTCCTGACCACCGCGCTGTCCCGCCCCGGCATCACCCTGCCGACGGTATCGTAATCGGCCCACAAGCCACCAACCACAAGCCGGGGGAGCCTAACCCGCTCCCTCGGCCCACCCCTTTCCTTTTCTCTCCGCCATGAACCTCGTATTCCGAATTGCAACCCGCCTCCGTGCTTGCGCTCCGCAGCCTCGCGACTTCCTGCCCATCACCGGACTCGAACACCTCGGGCTTGTCTTCCGGCGGCAGATTTTCACCAACGCGGAGGAATTCAACGCCGCACTCACCCAGCTTACCGATCCACGGTTTCCAAATCGCGGGTGCCAGTTCATACCCTACGCGTTGACTGCGGACGACATCGCAAAGATGGAAGCCACTCCCGCGCCTGAACCGGTTGCCGTTCAAGAACCCGCCCCCCCCATTGAGGATGAACCGCCGGTCGATGAACCGTCCGACGAACCCACCGACGACACCCCGGAGTCGGAATCCTCCCCCGCTTTCATCCTCGACGGCAAAAGCATCACCCTAAACGGCGAGCGCGTTGCCGGACTCTTCGGTGAGGAAAAGCAACTCCGCGTTCTCGCCGCCCACTCGGATCTCCGCCCGTCAATCGAAGCATGGCTTCAAACCCTCAACCTCACTGACCAATGATCCTATCCGACTACCTCGAAAACAAGCTGCTTGACCA